TACGATGCTAAATCAACTGGCTGGCTCTCTACAACAGCTTCAACCCCTACACCATCATTCAGCACAGTCCTTCCTACACCTGTTTGGTATGGAACTGTCTCTGTTGGCGGCACACAGATTTCTAACGCAACTGTCGGAAATATCGACATGAAGCGCGCAGTCACTCCTGTATGGGGAATTGCTAACACTCAAAACCCTTATTCAGTATTTGTAGGCGCTCTTGAAGTGACTGGCAAGGTTACATTCCTTATGGAAAATGACACCCAGCTTACAAATTTCCTCAGCAATACTCAGCCGGCGCTTACCTTTAACTGGGCTTATGGAACCGGAGCAGCTGCGGTTCAAGTTCAGGCAACACTTACAAAGGGTGCTTATACAGCGGCAATTATCAACCGCAGTAAAGAGTTCGTTGATGTCGAAATCAGTATCAACGCTCAAGGTAACTTGACCGATTCCGGCTCAGTTGGATATTCCCCTATTAAGTGGACTATTCAGAACGCTGTATCGACTACTTACCTATAACCTAGAACGCAGTAGGGGTGGGCAGGTTGAACTTTCTGCCTCGTTAGTTCCCGCACCCCTACTGCCCTTTTCTTTGCTAGGATAATTACAAGGCAACTATCAGGAGGCATAATGTCTAAAAAAATCACACTCCCATCAGGCGGCACAGTAACTCTCCGTGACCCATCTGAAATTCGTTACAAAGATCGTAAAAAAGTAATTCGTGCAAGTGAAAGCGAAACCGGTGAACTATCAAAGGCGCTCGCACTTGGAGACGCTCTCATCGCCGTCATGGTGGAAGATTGGTCTTTCGGAATTATTCCGTCAGTTAAAATCGAAGCACTAGACGATTTAACTCCGGCTGATTATGACGCGCTTGTAAAAGAAACCGGAAACGCCAGCGAGTATCTATTCCCTAAACTCAATGAAACCGAGGCTAATAAGGCGGATGCAGAATCCCCTTTAGAAAACTTGAAAGATTAAAATGGCTTATGCAGGGTGGGTTGAGGCATGAAACCTTTACCTACCCCGATGAAGAATGGGCTTATTTTAAGTTTGCAGACCGGTTTGGTTGGACACCTGAACAAGTAGACAATTTGCCGGCTGGGCGCGCAGACTGGTTGCTAGCAATATCGGCAACTGTGGAAAGCGTAAAAAATGAGGAGATAGAGAAACGCAAATGAGCGATAACCTGCCCGAAGTTCAAGCGGCTATAGATGCTGCAATGGTGCGCTTAGATGGCGGTATCGCTATGGCTATGAATCTTATATCTTTACAATTACAGCGCGATGCAGTTGCAAATGCTTCTGAGGCTAAACACTCACCAAAACAGCCGCGCGTACCAACTAAAGGTCCTAACAGAGTCACAGGAAACTTAGTAAATAACATTCGACCAATGCCGGCAATCCGTAAAGGATTTGCTAGTTATGTCGGTGGAGTTGAGTCGGGTGCGGTTTATTCACGGCAGTTAGAAGAAGGCGGTGGCAAATGGAAGCAAGGTGTAAAATATCCTTACTTGCTACCGGCAAGGGATCAGTTGTTGCTAAGTGGTAAGGTTAATCAAATCCTTGCTACTTCTATAGTGAGCGCTTTGAGGGGATAACATGGCAGGTGAGATTCCCGGCTTAACGGTTACTGTAGCCATTGACTCAACCGGTGTTACTGCGGGTGTTACAAGGGCTAAAGAAGGCTTGCAAAGTATTGCAACCGAGGCTGAGCGAACCGGCGGGAAACTCAGAGAATTCAAAGATTTGATGCTTGGCGTTTTTGGAGGAAACCTCCTGACGCAAGGTGTAATGGGGTTAGAAAAAACTCTCAGCGAAATGAACCTCGCGGTTCAAGATGCGCAAGTGGAACAAAATCGTCTTGCAACAGCAATGCAGAATGCCGGAGTTGCAACCACAGCTAATAAAGCGGCGGTTGATGAAAATGTAAAATCTTATGCAGCGTTAGGATTCACTCACGCGCAAGCCGCGCAAGCAATGGGTACTCTCGTCACGGCTACCGGTAGCGTGAGCGAATCAACAAGACTAATGAGCATGGCGGCAGACCTCGCTCGCTATAAACATGAAGATTTAAATACAGCGGCGACCACTCTCGCGCGCGGCACACAGGGTTCAGTAAAAGCATTTAAAGAATTAGGAATTACGCTCGATAGCAGCTTACCTAAAAATCAGGCTATTGCTAAAGCGTTCGATGAGTTAAATGCCAAAATCGGTGGACAAGCAACCGCATACACACATACATTCGCCGGAGAAATCGCGGTGCTTAAAGAAAGATTCAATGAAATAGCAGTAAGTATTGGCAATGTGTTATTCCCTGTCATAACGCGTCTTATCCAAGTGTTTATGGATGTAATGAAAGTTGTTGGAGATTTTTACAACGCAGCGCTCAAACCTCTTGTAGATTTTGTTAAAAACAATATCGGAGCTTTTGAATTGTTCTTTGGCGTACTTGCGGCTGGATTCGCAGCGTTCAAAACTTATGAAGCGGTAACAAAGGCAGTTCAATTAGCGCAAGAAGCCTATTACGCGGTAACACTATTGCTTAAAGGCGTACAAATCGAGGAAATTGCGGTAACTGAAGGTTTGACTGGTGCGATGGCGGCTCTTAATGCTGTTATGGATGCAAACCCAATCGGATTGATCGTGCTGGCGGTAGCGGCGCTTGCTGCCGGATTTGTTCTTTTGTGGAATCATTCTAAAACCTTCCGCGACATAACAATCGAAGTAGCAAAGGTCGGCGTAGAAGCGTTTGGCTGGTTGATTGGGGCTATNGGGGATGTCGTAACGGCAATTATGAAAATTGTTACGGGTCCAATGCGGTTGCTGCTGGAAGCGCTATCTCATTTGCCTATTGTCGGCGGAGCAGCTAAAGATGCGCTCAACCTCATAAACACCGGAATCAACGATACTGGCAATTTCTTCCAAAGCGCAAAGAAAGATATTGATAATTTTGGCAATAGCCTCGACTCGTTAAAAAATAAAAAAATATCGCTTCCTAATTTTTTGGGTGGCACTCAATCTGTTGTTTCGGGTGCAACTCCTGGAGACACAGGAATCACCGGTGGCGTTACGGGTGGCGATACATTAAAGTCGGCTGCGGCTCAGGCAAAGGCAATTCAGACGGAATTGGCTAGTTATCAAAAGTCTTATGAAAAACTGGTTGAAACTCACCTCACAGCCATAGCAAAGGCAGAGGATGCCTTTAATAAGGCTTCACAGGTCGCTCAACTGGCGAGCAGAGATGAACTGGCAAAGATACAACAGACTTATGATGACGCGTCTCTAAAGGCTAGTAGGACTCTATTAGAGGCACAGCAAGCGGCTCAGGTAGCCAATAATGACGCTATTGCTAAACTGCAACAGCAAGCGGCGGATAAACAATTATCTATTGTTCAACAATCTGAAAAATTATTAACAGATGAATTCGCTAAAGCGACTTCAATTAACATGGCAGAATCGTTCTTTGGTTACGGCGGTGGAACGGCTACCGGACTCGCGCAAAACTTACAAGCGCAATTAAAGGCTGCCCAAATATTGCAACAAGATGCTGCTGCTTTGGCAGGTAAAGGATATTCACAAACTTTCATTCAACAAGTAGTTGCGCAAGGTACATTATTGGGCGATCAAATGGCTCAGGTTTTACTCAATGCTGCTCCTCAAACTACCGATCAAATTCAAAGTTTATTTGGGCAGATTCAAGATATTTCTGCAAATGGATTAAACACTCTTGCAACTCAAATGAACTCTGGTGGACAACTTGCAACTCAAGCGCTGACTGACCAATACAATAAAGTTGCAACAGATTTACAAGTAAGTTTAACAGCGCAACAGGGAGCATTCCAAGATTCTCTAAACAAGGCTCAACAGACCTACGCAGATACAATGGCAAATGCGCAATTAACGCGTGATCAAGCCGTCGCAGCTTCTAATCAGAAACTTAATGAAGCGCTAGCAAAGGCACAATCTACACTCCAAGATTCACTTGTATCGGCTCAATATGCTTTCGATAACGCGGTAAGTAATCTTGTAGACGCAACTACGGCTAAATTGCAAGGGTTAGGTCAGACCATCGCGCAAATCGCTGCGGAATTAGCGGCGCTTAACGCTGCTGCAATCGCGCAAGCCAATAGCCTCCAATATGGCGGAGGATTTACCGTATCTACTACACCTCAGACTGACGCGGCGGGAACTACATTTGTCGGAGGCACACAATTACCAAGCGGGGCTATTGCGGGTGCTACGGATGCGCAAGGTAATAAAGTCTTTATTCCATCTTCTAACGCTCCAAGCATTAACATCAATCAAACTAATAACATCAACGGCGCAACTTCTCCCGCAGATATTGCTAATGCAACGGCTAATGCTTTGACTTATGGTCAAACGCAAAGTTTGCCAAGCCAAGCTACAACGACCGGCGTAAGCAATAAACTAGCTTCAATGGCTGGCAAAGGAATGGTGGCAATGTGAGTACGGTAACTAGCCTCAATTATTATTCTTTTGCTTTTAACGGATTCGTCTTTGGAGGAGCAGGGTCGCCATATCAAATCCTTGCGGTAGATGGGCTAGAGGGTTTGCCGGCTATCCGAAATCAGGATGATAACCGAGGATATACCGATGGAATGTTCACCGGAAATGACTTTCTATCAGGGCGCACTATCACTATTACAATGCTAACTTTAGGCGGCAATGGAAATAGCGCACAGAAAAACTTTGATTTATTGCAACGCGCAATATTGCCTCAACGCTCAGGTACAACAGTCTTGCAATTCCAATTATCTTCTAGCGCCGGATTACAAAGAATCAACTCACGCGTACGCACAAACAAAACTATCGTAGACCCTGACTACACCTACGGCATGATTAAAAGCCAATACACATTCTTCTGCGCTGACCCTCGTTATTATGACGATACGCAGCAAGTAACCACTATGTCGTTTAATGCTGGCACACTAGGGCGTATTTACAATCGCACATACAATCTCACTTACGGTGGCGGAATAGCATCAAATTACGCAATTATTACAAATAATGGATGGACTGCAACTTATCCAACCATCGCGATTCAAGGTCCAATTAGAAACCCAATAGTTGGAAACTTTACAACTGGTCAATTTATTGCCCTCAGCGGCACATATGCCTCAACGGATGTAATTAACATAGACTTAGACCAGAAACTCATTACACTTAACGGAGCTTCGGCTCGTAACTTGCTTACTGGCAATTCGCAATGGTTTGCGGCAGATCCCGGCGTTTCTGAGTTCTATTTATCCGGCACAAATACAGTTTCCGGTCAAACGGCTGCTACTGTATCCTATCGTTCAGCGTACATCTAAGGAGCGTCATGGCATTAAGAACCCCTCCAAGCTGGCTACAAAATGGTAGCCACCCTGCGGAAAATGATCGCCTTACAAATCAAGCAATTTGGCGTACAAGCGGCGTACTCAACTCAACAGACATGATCGTAAGTCAATCGACTCCTGCGGCTATGTCGGTGTCTGTTTCATCAGGCTGGGCGGCAATCGTTGGTAATTATCAAGCCAATATGGGTACTTACATCGCCTATAACGATAACGCTACAACTCTCACAGTCACTACGGCAGACCCTTCCAATCCGCGAATTGACCTAGTAGTTGTTCAAGTAGCAGATTCTTTCTATTCAGGTACAACTAACAATGTAAGTTTTGTGGTCGTTGCAGGTACACCGGCGGCAACACCGGTAGCACCTAGCACCCCTACCAATGCGCTCGCTATTGCAAAGATTTATGTCGCAGCTGCAACTGGTTCTATCACAAATACCAATATTTCAGACCTTCGCGTATTAGGTACAACACCTTTTCAACCTACTCTCGGTTTTAATTCGCAAGCTGCTAGTTACACTCTTACTGCGACAGATGCTAATAATATGCTTCTGTTCACAAATAACAGTACGACTGCAAATGTAACTGTTCCAACATACGCTAATGTGCCTTTTGCGGCAGGAACGCAAATCACTATTTCACGCATGGGAACAGCCGCAGTCGCAATCGGAGGAGCAAGTGGCGTATCTATCGTATCAACTGGTTCTATTGTCGGCTCTCCGGCGCTACGCGCACAATATTCTACAATGACGCTTATTAACACAGGCACAAACACATGGTTGGCGGTCGGTGACATTGCATGAGCCGTCCAGCATTAACGCCTGTAAATCTCCCCGCGCTATCTAGCGCGCCTACAATTCCGACCCTGCGCGCGGGAGATGTCTATTACAATACGACATCAGGGTTGCAGGTTTACAACGGCACATCTTGGTCATCAGTAGGAACAAATACTGTTCCGGGTGCGCCAACAATCGGTACGGCTACCGGTGGATATCAAAATGCTTCTGTTACTTTCACCGCGCCATCATTTACTGGTGGTACTGGCGTTTCTATTACTGGCTACACAGTCACTTCATCTCCGGGTGGATTAACTGGAACAGGGTCATCAAGCCCAATCACAGTTTCAGGATTGACTAGTGGAACTGCATATACATTTACTGTTACCGCTACCAATGCTTACGGTACAAGTTTGCCTTCCGCAGCTTCAAATAGCACTACTCCTTACACATATCCAACTGTTTCGGGTGGAACACTTACCAGCGATACGACTTATTACTATCGCACATTTACTAGCAGTAGTTCATTAGTAGTCGGCAATCTTTCGCTCACGGCAGATATTTACTCGGTCGCTGGCGCTGGTGGAGGTGGATTCCAACGCGGCGGTGGTGGTGGTGCCGGTGGTGTCGTTTCTTTAACTTCGCAATCACTTTCGCCTAGCACTTACACTTGTACAGTCGGAGCAGGTGGAGCGTCAGATACAAACGGCAATAACACACAATTAGGTTCACTCACGGCTTCGGTTGCCGGCGGTCATGGCGGACAAGGTACTGGAACATCTCCGTATATGAACGGTGCAAGCGGCGGTTCGGGCGGCGGTGGTGGTGTTTACTTTGCTAGCGGATATACGGCAACTGGCGGAAGTGGAACATCTGGGCAAGGAAATTCAGGCGGCAGTAATACATTTTACAGCGACCCATCTGCTGGTTCAGGCGGTGGTGGTGCTGGTGCGGCTGGTAGCGGCGGAGGAAGCACTTCATCAGGCGGTAATGGCGGGATCGGTGTTTCATTTGC